GTAAATATTCCTGATGGTATCCAGACAATAAAGTCATAATCAATAGCAACTGTTTCTGATCGTCTAAAAAATACAACCGGATCATTCTCAGATTTTCGATTAAAATAAACCGGCGTATTTTCAGACCGTCTATAAAAATAAGTGTTTGTTGAAATTGCCCTATTCCATTCAATGTAAATAAATGGTGTCGAAGTAATCCCAAACAAATCATTCAAGGCCGCCTGTAAAACAATCTTCCTTCCGTTCCAATGTGCCTCTTTTATAACCTGGGTTTCGAACGTGAGCAACAAATCGGTATTAGTCTGCAAGGGCTTAACCAAGGCGGATAAAAAGTCCTTTAATTGCGTTCCTCCGAATGTTACGTTTAAATCTATCATTCCAGTGTAAGAACTACTTTGTTAATAATTATTAGCGGAAAATTGGTCACGTCAACTAATGGTTTGTTGAACACATCTGATTCTAGTTGAAGCTTTATATTACGCTGCAACACTTGTTTTGAAATCGTGCTTTGCAAATATTTCCAGATGGTCACACCAACTAATGGGAATTGTTTCCAGTGCCCGGGTGAACTCACTAAAATGAACTGAATGTATAAATTCGATGGTTCAACCGTTCCGAAGTCTCCATCAAGAGTTGCAATAAAGTCAGCATCACGAAGCACAGGCGGGAGCATCTTTTGAACTTGTAATGACCATGTAGTCGAAAATAAACTCATACGCTTTCCTCAGTTAAAGTAATTGTATCAGTTAATGTGTTTGCGGCTGTGTCTTCTGAAATTAAATAGCCTGCAACTGTGGTATAGTATCCTTGAACGTCAATATCAGTTGCGCTGCCTAATGCTACCGTAGCCTGTCTGGCCTTAATATCAACCAATGTTACACGTGAAACACCGGCCACGGCCTGAATAGCATCGACCAATTTAATCATGAACACAGTTCCGTCGAAAGCGGTATCTGAGAAAGTAGCAAGGAAGTTGTCAATAGCCGTAATTACATTTGCCTTTACCGTTGCCTGAACATACTGCCCGAAAAAGTAAACCGTTGCTTCAATACGCATTCTATCAGGATCAAGGTTTATAAACGAAGTTCTTACTCCTGCGAATCCTACACCCTGAGTAGTCGACGTTCCGAAGTAGTAATCTTTCAAAGCCGTTAATTCGGTGCCGGATAGCGGAGCAAGTGAAGGAACTATGCCCTTAGCTACTTTAATTGCAATAACACCGGAGCTCAATTGCTTTACTGAGCATCTGGTAACAATTCTGTGTGTTTCGTCTATTGGATCATACGAAGGAACAAAGTCGGTTATCGTAACAACGTCTGGATATTGAAAATTAAGGATCTGTTGACGAACCCAGGCAATGTTACCACTTACCGCAGTATCGGCAATATCTTGAATAGTAGAAGTCAAAATATCGATCATTGTCTCAAGCGTGAACATGGACAAAGCAACCACATAAATAGTTACATTAAATACTCCTACCTTAGAACCTCCTTCCTCTGGAAAAAGATATGAATCTAAAGAAGTATATGTACGTATCTCCGTCTTTATTTCAGTTAATATTGCATCTAAAGTTCGTGCCATTATAATGTTGTATTTACTATCAATGTGTCAGGGCTTGCAATTACATCAGTAGCCCTTTTATAAGCTACTGATGAACGATAACGGGTTTTGTAATCAATATAAGGAACCTCAACGTTGTTATGATCTTCATCAAATTCGGTTAGTGTTTCCTGGAAAGAAGTGAATGTAAGTCCGCTTAATGTTGTTGGGCCTAATAACTGAATCTGTTTGCTGAAAGCATCGCAGAAGTCAAATGTATCAAGCCTGGTAAACTTAAAGCTTTCAATTCCAAATCTAAAGCGAACAGTTAAATCATAGTCTTTAATGCCCATGCAATAATTATTCACATCATTGACGATGAATTCTATGAAGCATGCCGGATAACGAAACGCTTTCTCATCCTTGTATCCTGTCTTAACTGTTGACTTTGAATCAGTTCCATTACTATGCACAAACTGATTATTCCACATTCTAATAGTCTTGAATACACATTCGGTTACCGGCGTTGGTGGAGGTGTGCCGCCTGGCTGTACAATCTCTGTGAGATTGGCCGTTAATTGATCAGATATGTATTGAAAGAAAGCTTTCACACTATTGATTTTATGACCTGCATTAACAATTTTCCATTCTTCATTTCTAATTGCCGTGAGTTGCCTACAAATTTCCGTTGTGGCAACCGTGTAGCCCCATCGTTGTGATATCCAGCATAAGGAACATCAGAACCAACCAAGCGACTATTTGAGGTCTTGCCAAGCACCCGAATACTCTCACGCATCCTTCCTGTATTTACTAACTGCTGATGACCTGTATTAACTTTATTCGGTGTCCATTTCTTAATCGAACTATCCACAAAGCCGCTAGCATCAAAATTAATCACCTTGAATTGATAAACGGCATTGTTAGCCATCCTGTCAAGTAGCTGCGGAACCTGAGATTTAAACTTTGCTGCTTTGCGTAAAAACTGGAATTTACTCATATCCGAAACTTTTATCTAATGTTATAGTTATCTCTGAAATAACAGGCGAAATAAGTGCCCTTACATGAATTTCCTGAATCAACTCACCACCTTTATCAATAGCCAAATTTTCCGAATATTCTATCAATTCTGCACCGTTCGCGTAACATACTAATTCGGTGTAAAGTCTGTTATGATCTATCATCTTGGTAAGTTAAAATTGTTAGCCTTTAAACCTGCATCTCCTTTAGCCACGCTAAAGTAAGGATGATATTTCGGATTGAAAACTAATCCGTCTTTCCCGGGGTTCATTCTGAACACTTTCGGGAATTTCTTTTCGTCATTCAATTCGGATAGATCCATACTTTTTAAATCAGTCTTTTCGTTTCCTTCGTGCTGGACTGTAAAACATCTACAATTCCAACCGTTTTTAGGCATGTATGTATTCCAAAACGGATCATCTACAGGCCTTTTAATTCCATCCAAAATAGCGTGTTCATCTCTGACGTGGCTATCTCTTTGCGTTCTATACTCCAAAGTAGGAAATGTTTCCTTTTGCTCAACTGCTCTTATCCATTCCCGTGCTTCTTGCCCCTGTCCGATAGCCGTGTTATATTCAGTCCTTAGATAGTTTTTGTTATACTCATCAAAAACAACATCTGCCTTTTCTCTGAACTCTTTGAAGGTCGATTTAACGCCCTTCTCAGTTATGAACTTACTCATTGTTCTTACTTGCTGGTACTGCTTGGCAGCACTGAAAGCGTAAATGTTCTTTCTTAGCTTCAAAGCTGTTTCCCATTCAGGAGTACTATAAGTAAATTCGGTTACAGCGCCCCCGTAACCTTTGATAACTCCACCTTCTAATTCTCCCCCTACTTTGGCATGATAGTCAAGTGAAAGCGAATATGTTGTTATTGCCTCACTATAGACACCAAGTAAATAGAGCTGTATCCAATCATCAGGGAATAAGTCTTCATTCATATAAGTTTTTCAATTGCTTATCCGCTGGTATTTCTGTTGGCTCAACCTTTTCCTCAACAGGAGTGCCGTAAGTTTGCTCAATATAATCAGGATCTATTTTGAAACCCATTTGGGTAATCTTTAGATCAACGTCGGAGCGATCAGCAAGCTTTAGTTTTTCAGTTGTATCGTATTTGAAGTGAAGGCCTTTCCAATCAAAGCCCAGATTCTCCATCAACGGCTTAAGCTTTTTGTTAACTAACCCGGTTGTGAATCTGGCATCATTATCGCCATACATGTTAGCTATGTTCTCGCCTACAGTTCCCTTAAGCTTGCCTGTTTCGTTGCTTACCACGTCTTGGCCGAATACAAGCTTAGTCACATCACCATCAAGCTTTTTGATTAATTCTAAGTAAACCTGGTAGGCATCGGTGTGATTTGAGCCAATGTATTCAATTTCGTCTGTGGGTTGGAAAACGCCGTATGAGTTTGATCCCAGGTCACGCATTGCGGTAATGAATCTTTGGCGGTCAAGACCTTCGCTATTCGTTTTTCCTATCCTGGTATCCATCCCGAACACCTCTGCCCATTCCGACCAATTGCCAAGGGCATTGTCTTTAAATAGAATGTATTTAGCCGCCTTTCCTAATATCCCGTAATCCCTGAAGTCTGACGAAATCATCATTAGGTAAGAGGCGTATTTAGGATCATCAAATGAAACGCCGGTTGTGTCTCCGGGCATGTTGGTAATAATCCCAAGCTCAGGTTTAACATTGTCTCGGTCTAAAACATTGACCGCATTGAAGTTCTTAATCCCGTATTGTGTTTTTACCTGGTATGGTTGGAATTCTCCATTAACAAGCGGCCCGAATTCCAAAGGAGTGAATCCCCAAAGCTTTGAATCCAGTGCATGACTTATGAAGTCATAAAACCACTGCGTTTCAAACAATCTTGTAAACTCTTCGTCCTCTTCGCCAGCATCGTTACAGAACTTGAAAGGCTTCTCTAAGGTCTTCATCTTACGTGAAGTCCACTGTGCGGTCAGGTTAGGGTCTTCAACAGTTTCCCTGAATATATTATGAAGTAAGTACCGATTGTAGTTAAATATATTCTCACAAGACTGACGAGCAACGCGCAACTTTAAAGCATCCTGGCGAACCCGAATCTTTTGTTGCTCCATTATGTAATTAATGGGAGAGTTTTTACGCGTCTGTATCTTAGCTTCCCTTTCAGCCTTACGTATCTCCTTTACCTGTTGCTTAACTGTTGGTTTGTCGCTCATGGGTAGATAAATGGTAACATGTTAGCCGGAATATCATTTAATGAGCCATCAGTGTAAGGCTTGGATATGAATTTTTGTTGTGATCCGAGGAATGTATTTACCTGCTCACCGGTGGTAAGTCTTGGCACTGAGATAAGTGCATCCCCATTCATTACATCTTTTAACCATAATACCGCTGCTTCGCATGCTTTTTGTCTCAATTCGGGAATGTCGCGCGGGTTGATTGTTTTGTGAAGTGTGCAAAGTGTTAGATCAATTGTAACCGCAACGATTAACATGTCGCGCCCTGTGTCGGATGAATCTTTTGAGTACTCACCATCGATCTGATATTTGACCTTTAAAAAGCTTGAAACGTAAGCTCTTGCGTATGCTTCTGCGAATTGTCTGACCTGATCGGGCGTTCTTCCGCTGGTCTCTGATGCCTGGGTTAAAATTTCCGTTAGGTTCTCTAACCCAATTGCTAGGGTGTAATCATCATTGCTTAGATATGCCATCCCAAAATGTAATTTAATGCCAATTTGGGAAATAATGTTTATTATTCCTAACTTTGAATTGTCATTTAAGTTTTATATAGCAAATCTAAACACTCAAGGATAGCTACTTGGCCAAGGGATAGGCATTCTACAGTGTTTAGATTTTTTATTTTATGACCTTATAAGGCATCTTTAAATAAAAAAAGCCTTGCAATTTCTGCAAAGGCTCTCCGTTCTCCAATGAACGCACACCCACTTAAGGGGGCTGGATTCGAACCAACATTATCTTTCAAATCTAAAACTCCTATCGTTACCTACTTCGTATTGGGGTGAGACACCACCATTCAAATATCGGTTATATTCCGTTTCGAAGGCACGGCAAAGGAAATAATCATTTGCATCTGAAGTGTGCCCGTAACGCTCGAATGTAACGCCTGTTTCTTTGTTCTTTTCCTTAATCTTAGCCTTTGTGCCATCGCTTGCCTCTTTTAAGTACATATAATCTGCAATCGTGTTTGTGCAGTTGTTACCGATTATAAACGTTAATCCACTTTCGTTATGGTCGAATACCTCGTTTATCCAGTTGCCGCGCATAACCACCGCTGGCGCGGCTTTAAACAGTCTCATTGATGGCTTAAAGTCTTTAAGTTCACCTTGGATGATAGAGAAGTCATTATACCCTGATTCAAGACGTGTATCTTCAGCAATGCCTGATGGGTCACCGTAGATAAAAATGCCTGATGGATGGTATTTGTACTTTTGGATGAATGCTTGGCAAAGCTTAGATGTTTTGTTGTTTGGTGTTTGTAGGCAAATCTCATCTACCTGAGTGGCTATCTTACCTTCGATCTGCCAGATAGTTAATGTTATGTATGGATTAACGTTAAAGTCAAAGCTGATGTGCAAAGGCTTTTCTTTCTCATATAATACATCCGCAGTATTCCTTACCCGCTTGAATAGCTTATAGAAGTTACCGCCGGTTTCCTTCATTGTCCAAAGCCCCTTAGCGAAGACTGAGTATAGATAAGGATTACTGAACTTGTAGGACTCTATTTGAGCTTTAACGGCATCAGGTAGCCATTTATTATCTTGATAGGTGGAATGATGTACCGTTACGCTATAAAGAACTTCATGCCCCTCTACCTCAATTGAGGTGGTCGTGCGATAGCTGAGTTCGTGATGATCTTTGAAGAATCGTTTCCAAAACCAGTTTTCGGTAAAATCGCCTTGCACCTCAGGGTTGATGGTGAAATACTCCTGAAGCACGTCGGCGCTGCCTGATCGTATGGAAAGACTTATCGTTGCGAAGTCGCTTTCGTCAGGCACATCCTCTTCATACCATACACAGGTAGGATCTTTCAAGGATTTTATTTTACCTGGTTCATCCCCGCCCCGGGCAAGGAACCTATTGCCATTCACGCAACGGATGCTTAGTGGATTAATATTGAACTTAAACAGGCTTTCAAGTCCTAACGAAATGATAGTCTGCTTTATGTTCTCGTAGCTTGATTCCTGGATTGTGTTATACGTTTTACGGTATAAAACGCATTTAAAATACTTGTGAGTAAGGCAATTCGAAATAAGCTGCTTAGCGACGTAATCGGATTTAGATGAACCACGCGATCCGTAAAGTATGACATAACGGTCAGTACATTTTGTGAGCGGTATGAACTTTTCGTTTATTAGCTTGCTCCATTTTGGCCAGATTATGTTGATCATTTGATCATAAATAATAAACGAGATAATAACCCGCATTCCATTATCTCAACATAAACGCGACCACACTCAAATGATTGATCTATTATATTTATCCTACATGGGTATTTTTTAGGCCAATTTTGAAGCATCCTTCTTACTTCAGACTTCGGCGTGTAGTCAAAATATTGATATAAAGCAGAATTAAAACCATTTTGATTCTTTACATCATATAAATGTCCAGATTTTTTTATAAAATTCACTGCCTATATTTAATACGTGACAATATTTCCTTTGGTTTATGTTGTGTTCTATCGGCTTTAAAGGAGCATTTTAACAATACTATCTTTTGTTTTATTCACCATCATCCTGAAACTTTACAATAATTGTCTGCCCTCCTTCATGGTTCAAATCAAGTCTATCCCCATATTTTTTAGGCTTTAGCTTGCTGGCTATCCATTTACGGGCATCTACACGGAGTTTTGATCGGCTTGTCACCTCTTTGTTTTCTTGCTCATACGAAATGTCGCCTTTAACTATTGTCATAAGGTCGTTTGATCCGTCATCAGCAATATCGAGTATCTCTTCAGCTAAAAAATCAGCCTGTTCCTGCTTCGCGCGCGCGTACATCTGCGCAAATTCGTTCTCAGAGCCGTTTTCAGCCAGCCAATCAAGTACAGTCCTGACCTTTAAATCAAGCTCTTGGCATATTGTTTTAAGGCTTTTCGATGATGTTGCGGTTAATTCGCAAACATCTTTAGCCTTTTCTATGTCGTATTTTGAAGGTGCTCCAGCCATTATTTATAATTATCGTATCCTGCTTGTTCAATTCCTTTATCGTATCCTTTGTCAAATGCATCTAATTGTTGTTTATAGAACTCCATCATTACATAAGTGTTTGAGAATGCTCTACTCATTTTATCGAAAGAATTTTTAAGATCATTTAATTGTTTTTGTAGCTTACCGTTTTCATTAGCAAGCTTTGAGGCGTTATATTTCCAGCTTTGCTCATCCATCACATTATCTGCCCTTTCCAGGCTTTAAACTTCCAAATACCACAAACTAACCCATTACGACATTGAGTTAAACCGTCTACCGAAGATACAAAAAAGTAGTCTTTACCGGTAATTATGAACTGATTCCCAGGGAATAGATTAGGCATTACAACTGTTGTAGGGCCTGATTTTGATTCAATCCTTATATCATCAGGGTGCTTTCGATATAAAAGTCTTGCCACTGCCGACCATATTTTAATATCCTTGTTCATATTAATTCCCATTTATCAGCTATAAAAACCTCGTTAATGCTATTTCCGAATTCGTCGTCAGACTTGCTTATGAATGCTGGGCCAATGTTTTTGTCTATAGTCCAGGTAGCGTGTCCGATGTATTCGCCATCTCGCCAGAGATTGTATTCGTGGCCGGGGATTAATTCGGGATTAGCCATTTCTTTCAATTCGTCTTTCGTCTATTTCCTCAAAATCAGAATCTTTCCAAAAATCCTGATTTCCTATTATTGTCCATGATCTGCTAAATAATTTAGATCCATTATAGAATGCAATTTGCCAAGGATGGTATTTAAATTTAACCCAATAATAACCCTCTTCTCTCATTCTCTTTAATGTTTTGAAACTAAAAATTGATTACTAATTCTTCATTTGTTTACAATACCAATCATGAACTTGTGGCCCCATTGAATCAAATGCAAAATGGAAAGCCTCTTCATATCCACGAGCCACACATTCAAAAACAATATTTGTGCAGTCTTCCGTATCAAAGAATTGAAATTTACTCATTTTCCGTAATTTATCTTAGCTCCAATGCTTACCTTAGCGTTTCTCATGGCGACCAACCTTTCATAGTCCTCAATTGGATTTACTCTACGTTGCTTTCGCTCAAAATGATTTAGTTTCACTTGTGGAAATTTGGGAGCATATTTTGCCATAAGACTTTCTATGTTAGTTTCAAAAAAGTAAAGTAGCCTGCTTGAACAGGACTACTTCAATCAATTCAATTTATTATTTATCAAAATGATTCTTTAAAATAGTAAGCACTTTTTCTCTGATGCTATCACCGATTCGTAAATCCTTGTCATTTTCCTGCATAAATTCAATGATTGGGAAGTATTCGTCACTGAATTCTTTCTTCCAGCGGCGTAAGTCTTCAAGTTCTTTACCTATTTTTTGATCTTCAATGCTTTGTCTTTCAATGTAACTAGGCGTTCTCTTAACACAAAGTCCAGTAGCTACATTATGAATCCTGGTTGTGTGGCGCTTTTTTGTTTCATCATCAATTGAAACAGTGAATTCAAGATCATAAGCATAAGGATAGTCATTAACAGCACTATGCTTCTTAATAACCCTGCCTGCTCTCAATTCTGTTCCTGGCCCTGTTCCTGTTTTAACGTCAACATAATCATGAATCCAAACAAATTGCGATTCAGGGTCTGTAATATCTTCAAGCTTTTCTACTTTGTAGAAGTTACGTTGAAATTCTTCAAATCTGTCTTCTAATAGATGCTGATCACCAATTCTGATCAAGTTGTGATGAATTGTTTCTTTTGCAAAAAATTCACGTAATAGATTCATATTCATTTAGACTGCTTCGCCAAGTCCCTGCGTTAGTTTCTTTTCAAATAAGGGAGCGATACAATTTATCGCCCCCGAACTGGATTGTTGCCGATTAATCTTTGTGTTTTCAATTTATTCCAAGGTTAGTATAATCCAAAATACGCCTTAGTCACTACTGACTCACATAGTTCACCACTGGATGATCGACTTGCACCGCTGTGTCTTAAATGTTTTTATGTCCTGTATGTTTTCTTTCCTAATTTCAGATTATTCATTTCTCTGATCTTTTGTAATTCCGGAAAATCTTTAATTCTACATCTATTATTACCTTTTCTAAAGGGCACATTTGATCTTTTATACTCAGAATTATAAACTGTGTTAAGTGATGGTTTGAAGTACTTTATTAATCTGTACTCATAATGTTTAAGCTTATCAATATCACATTCTATTAATCTAATCTTATCATAAATAGAAAAACTAAAATGATTGCTTATTCTACTAATAATATTGGTAGTTTGACCTATGTACAGTAGCGCATTATCCTTATATAAAAAGTAAATGTACCCTGTCATGAGATCCTTTCGATAAAAACCTTATCTCCTTCTTTAATATGGCTGTATTTAGCAGATCCGCGCTTATTAAAATTATTGAGATACTGCCAGCTAAATTCACGAAGCTTACCTTTAAGCTCCATTCTTTCACCTAATTCAAGCTTTTCAGGCCTATGTATTGCTTTTCTTCCCATAACTGACGTAAAGTTAAAGAAATAACTTCGAATAAACCAAAATAAAATTTTAGAAAAATATTTTAGAATTAATTTGCACTACAATAAAATTGCATTACCTTTACATTCATAACGCAGACAATTAAACGAAACGGATATGAAACGTCAATCAATCATGGACACATACAAGGAGATAAAGGCCGCTTACTCAGATAGCTTCGAAAGCACAAAGGAAGATAAAGCATATTTAGTTGGTCGCAATGAAGAAGGTGTAATAGTTGTTTCACTTAACTTTCGTGATGTGCGCGGACTTTCAGAAGTTGAAACAGTTGTTGCGGTCAACTCGGAACAGGCAAGGGTTAGATATAACGCTATCCTTGCGGCAAATGATGAAGGGCAAAAATACGCTGAATCTTTGCATCCTTAAAGGCTATGACCCTAACCACCACCATATACAACACAGCCGGGAAACCCTTTAAGATCAATTTATTTTATGAAATTGAAGGTAATCAAGTAACTATTTACTCACCTGATATTATTGAAATTGGATTTGGTAATGGTTGGATTGATGATATTGTTGAAGCCTTGCACACAATAATAGATTTTGACTTTGAACTGAAAATTATATGAAACTAAATATTGAGTTGTTAAAGAAAATAATGCAGGAAGTTGGAAATGATAATGTTCAGGGAGGATGGGGTAATTTAACTCATATTGGAATGGTCCATTACTTTCCAGAAGTCTGCCGCCGATATTCAGAACAAATAATCAAATGTGATATGTGTGACGGCAATGGTGAACGTGAAAGATATCATGAGACATTAGGCGACTGTCCTATGATTTGTTCTTGCTGTGAAGGTGAAGGTTATTTAAAAGATTAAAATTATGACTAATAAAGCTTTAATGAATGTCATCAGCGCACTTATTTATATGATTTTACTTATTATTTATCTTGTATTGGGTGGCAATGATATGGGTGCTTTATTTATTTGCCTTGCTTGGCTTACTGGATTTTTAACTAAAAATTGATTATGAAACTAACCATCACCGACCGCAAGATATTACACTCCATGGCTAATACTCCTATGAGTGAGAGAATTAAGAAACAACTTTTAAAGATGAAGAAATGAAAACCATTTTCAAATACATAATTGAAGTTAAAGACGAACAAACTTTAACTATTCCAGTAGGTTCTAAAATACTTTCTGTCCAAGTACAAGGAGATAATATTTGTCTTTGGGCTATTGTTAATCCACAAATTGTAGATGAAGAGGTATTGATTGAAATATTTGGAACTGGTAATCCTATAGAGGATGAAAAGATAATATTCGGACAGCAAAGAAGGGAAAGAATTTTTATAGGAACAGTTCAACAACATAAATTTGTTTGGCATATTTTCTATACTAAATTATAAATCCAATGTACCACGAACCCGACCATTTACACCACAATGAAGATGAAGACACTAATATTTACATTGATGCACTTCGCGGTAAGCGTGTTATTCGCTGGGTTCTTGGAGCAGTGATTGTATTTTTAATTACACTTATAACCTATATTTTATGCCGCCATTAACAGAAGATCAAATGGTGCAAACAATGCACACCAAACAGGAAGCAGACTTTGCAAAAGCTATTTTGTTACTTCATGAATATGTGAAAGCGTACGAACAAAACTTCATGAAGGCACGAAAAAGAACTAATCAGGAAATGAAGCTTTATCTTGAAGCGGCTAAAGTTATCAACGAACACTTTGAACCGGATAACCTTTCATTAGGGATAATGGAGAGTACAGAAAAAGAACTGTTGGCTTATCCTGTATGGGCTACATACAAATCTAAAGTTTAGAACATGACAGAAACACAACAACCAAAGAAAACTCCAAATGTTGGCGAACTTCAACAAAAAGTTAATTCAATAGTTACAGCTAAAGAGCCAAATAAACTACCAACACTCGCAGAGCTTTTTAATGATAGCATTGAATTAATTGGAAAAACTGAGGGGTTAAATGCAATACTAAATACGCCACCGCCTGATAGTTGGGTTAAAACCCATCCATACATTAAGGATCATAAGTATTTGCCGATTGATAAGGTAGAGTATCTTTTGAGGAAAATATTCAAAAAGTATTCAATTGAAATCACTGGACAAGGTACTGCATTTAACGGTGTATGGGTTACGGTTCGCGTTGGATATAGGAATCCTGTTGATGGCGAAATGGAGTATCAGGATGGTATTGGGGCAATCCAATTGCAAACTGCAAAGGGGGCAAGTCCGGCAGATCTCGCAAATATCAATAATGGCGCCTTATCAATGGCATTCCCGTTGGCAAAAACTCTGGCTGTAAAGGACGCTTGCGATATGATCGGAAACATTTTCGGTGCTAATATAAATAGAAGGGATGCAATTTCATTTACACCGGATACCGCAATTGCTGAAAAATATCATAAAGCCTTTGAATCGTGAGAGTAATCGAAGACGGCATACACGCTGATATAACAATTCAGGAGTACCACGAAAATAAGACTCACTTATCAGCGACTCAATTAAAGTTGTCCAGACGCTCGCTAAAGGAATTTTATTGGTATGTCAATGGAAAGATACCTAAGTCAGAAGGATTGCACCTGGGCTTTGGTAATGCATTCGAATTGGCATTACTTGATAAGACAGGATTTACAAATGAAGTAGCTATAATGCAAACCGAGGCATGGGTGGCTGGTGCATTGGATGAAAAGCCAAGCCTTCAAAAACCTAAGAATTCAACTTACTATCAAGCTAAAAAAGAGCAGTTCGAAATTGAATCAAAAGGAAAGTATATCATTCCTGACGTTGGGGCACAAAGCTTTTCAGATATTGAACAAATGTTAGCATCATGCTACCAGGATTCAGTCATACAGAAGCTTATAAGCAACACTGAATATCAGCTTAGTTTGTTCTGGACTGATCCTGAAACAGGGCTTAAAATGAAAACAAGACCTGATATTTGCAAACGTAAAAAGAACTCTGTTGTTAACTTGAAAACAATTGAAGATGGTTCACCAAAGGCATTTAGCCGCGATATGGCTAACTACGATTACCCACTACAGGCATGTATTGAAATTATGGGTTGCCTTGAAACTGGCTTGATGGAAACAGTTGATAATTATTTCTGGCTTGTGGTTGAGAAGAATCCACCTTTCAATGCTACGATTTATGAATTCGCTCAGGAAGATATTTCGTGGTGTATGGATAACCTGCGCTATGTAATCAACAAAACCAAAAAAGCACTTGATGAACAGTTGTTCCCTGGTTACTCAGATCAGGCAGATAACGAGTATGGTATTTTAAAGGCTCAAATTCCACTTTACTACAGAGGATTATGATAAAAGAAATCAGAAAGTTAATATCCTGTTGGTTATTGTACTTGTTATTCTGTGTTTTGCCGGATTGTAATTTTAAGATTCAACTCAGTATTTTTATTATTGATAACATTGACTCATTATGAAAAACCTCGAAAAGAAAATAGTCTACCACACTCAAAAGGACTTCAAACGTGATATGTGGTACTTGGCTGGTATTATAATACTTGGTATTTCTATTGCTGTTATTGGATTGATTTCTATTCTAATGCAATTTGAACCAAACCTATGAAAAACATCAAGGAAAGACTAAAAGTTAGGCTCCTTCTAGGCAGCACCGTAACACAAGCTCAGTGCCTAAAGTGGTGGAATCATTGGCGATTGGCAGTGCTTGTGAACAGGCTTCGTAATGATGGATACAATGTGGTCACTGAAATGGTGAGAACTAAATCAGGCAAGACGTATGCAAAATATTTTATACCTAAAGATAAATAAAAATGCGCGAAATAAAATTCAGAGTTTGGCATAAGCAAATGAATAAGATGCTTGATAACGATTGGCTCATAGCTGCAAATGTTATCTATAGCAAGATGATAGATAACAAAGAGGTTGAGTTAATGCAATTCACGGAACTATCTGATAATAAAGGCAAAGAAATTTATGAGTCTGATATCATCAATGTTACAAATTGTGAATGTACCGGATATGATGATCAGGGGAATGAAATCTATGTGGATTGTATCGGGAAAGTATTATTTGAAGATGGGACTTTTGTATTTGATGGGCATTCCGCAGGGACAATACCATTAAGCGCATTTATTTCTGAAATGAAAGTAATAGGAAACATATATCAAAATCCTGAACTTTTAAATCAATAATCATGCCTACACATAAACGATTACCTAAAGCCGCTGCGGTAAGATCAATATCAAGCATTCCTACAGTAAGCTATCACTTCTGGTTTAGTGATAATCTTATCGATTGGATGTGTTCAAATAAAAACACGCAGGCACTCAGAAGGAAACATAAAAATGAATTCACTGAGCATGAACAAAAAGTTAGTGATTTTAAACGTAAACATGGTTAAGATATGACTGAAAATGAAGGAATAGTTGTAACAGCACTCACTAAAACTGCATTACAATATATTGAAGAACTCGACTCATTAAAAAAGCTTTACAACGATCTTTTAGAAAGTCACGCTAAGCAGGTAATTGAGAATAGAGATTTAAAATCGGTAAATAATCAGTGGGCAAAATTATTAGACCCAATAATTGAATGGGGCCAATCTGGTGAATCACGGATAGGATTGGGCGAATCGATTACATCGAATGTTCTTGAAATGGCTAAGGATCATAAAAGGCTTGAATCAGAGCTGTTAAAAGCAAAGGATCGAATAACGGAACTTGAAAGTAATTCACCGGAATGTGTAAACGGTTATGATGGTGAGGACTTAAAATTCTGCGATATTAGAAATGGTGAAGGGGGTAAATGTTATTGGTGTAATGGATCGTTAAACAAAAAGTAATGAATTGCCTAATACCAGAATGCGATAACCTAGCTGAAAGAAACGGATACTGTGCCAGTCATAACCGAGAACAACGCCGGGCCGAAACAGAAGCGCTTAAACCAAAGAAGAAACAAAAGCCTATAAAGCCTATGAGTGACAAGCTTGCTGCTCACTACAAGCGTTATATTTTAATCCGTGATGAATGGGTTAAGGGTAAAATGTGCGTTGTATTTCGTCAGTTACCTGCTATTGAGCCTCACCATTCACACGGAAGGTCATATACTAACTTTTATGATAAGTGGGCAGAGGATAACGATATCCCATTTCTGATTGATATACGGTTCTGGAAACCAGTTTCACGGGCCGGACATATTCAAATAGAATCAAATCCTCATTGGGCATTCATAAACGGTTTTTCAGAAAGTAGACTATCTAAAAAATAAAACTATGAAGTGTCAATTTGTAATGAATGGACAAACATATTTCGCGCCATCTAAAAAGGAAGCAAAACAATTTGTTAAACATTGGGATTCTTTCTTTTCACGAATTCATAGAATCAAAACAACATGGAAATTTAAGCATGTTGAAAAAGCGCCGGATTGGGTTCCTAAAGCAGTTCTTTTAGAAACTGGCGTTGAATATAAAAATGATTTCAAACATAGCGTATAAGTAAGGTTCTGAGAGTGATAAGTATGAAAATAAGAAAGAGCTATGCCGGTAAGCGAAGTGTTTAATATGGATTGCATGGAGTATATGAAAGATATTCCTGATAAGTTATTTGAGTTGGCTATTGTAGATCCGCCTTATGGAATTGGTAGAGATGGAAGTATAAAAACAACTTCGAAGCACGGTGGTAGAAAAGCGCATGATTTTAAAGGATGGGATAAATATACTCCTGATGAATATTACTTTAACGAACTTTTTAGAATCAGTAAAAATCAAATAATTTGGGGAGCTAATTACTTTACTAAATTTTTACCTGCTTCAATGGGTTGGATTTTTTGGGATAAAGGGCAGAGAATTTGTAACTCAGATGGCGAACTGGCTTTTACTTCATTTGATCGGGCTTTGCGTGTAGTTGAGTATAACAGAGTTGAATTACTTTTAGAAGGGACTATACATCCAACTCAGAAGCCAGTAAAGCTATACAAATGGCTTTTAATGAACTACGCAAATCTGGGTGATAAAATACTAGATACTCACCTCGGAAGTGGCTCTAATCGCATTGCAGCCTATGAATTAGGCTTTGATTTCTATGCCACTGAACTTGATAAAGACTATTTCGAATCACAAGAAAAGCGTTTTCAACAATATAAAAGCCAGTTAAAACTTTTTTAGCAAAACAGTTTGACTATAGGAAAAACAAAATTATGAGAGAAATAGATCCACACAATCCGATTGATAAAATAGCTGCCAGAGTTGTGAGTAAAGTAAATCATATTCAAACGGAATTTAATCCTGGCGACAAGATATTTTCTATGTCACCACTTCCAACTCGACAATTTACTGGCCCTAAAAAAGACGATCTAAGTGGCACGAAATGCGGACGATATACTGTAATAGGATGTGCCACATTTATGCCTAGAAATCATTTTAAACAATCAAATAGTGTTAGGTGGGTTGTTAAATGTGCGTGTGGTAGATATGGAATGTTGACGACAAAAGGTGTAAAGAAGAATTCACCTTATACGATGTGCACTGAATGCAAAAAGACTAGCACTAGGCGCAATAATTCATCTGGATATTTTATTGCTTAAATAAATTAAGATTTTGTTTTGACTATAGGAGAAGAATGACGTAATTCGTGCCATAAATCGTGTTATGTAGTCGCATTGCAAGACACGATATCGAAACAGAACCAGTTTTCAGGGATGCGACCCCGACGGCTGGTTTTTGTTGTTTATAGCCTTTCTTAAACGACGTTCCCCCATACACCGGGTACTAAGCCCTGATTTGAGTGAAGCTATCAGGCACGCTGTTAAATGATCTGAGAAGGGTCTTCTATAACTTGTACCCGCAGACCAGCCAAAGCTAACGATATACACCTATTGCGATTCAGAATATCCTTTGTGTCAGTACTACAGGTTACTACTCTTTAGGGGGAAGGGGGTAACTTGTTTTTTACTGACCTACTTCAATACCATTTCCTTTGCTCTTCAGAAACACTTCAAAATAAATATCAACAATAATTTGCATTCATGTGTTACTCTGTGTTACTTAGTGCCATGAAACAGCATCAGACAATGAGAATTGAATCAGAAGTAATTCAAGCTCTAAAAAAACAGGCAAAAAAAGAACGTCGTAATTTTAATAATTACATTGAGAACGTTTTGCAAGATCATGTTGAATCTTTAAAGCTAAAAAAATGAGCGATAATGAATTGATTTGTGAATTTATGGGATATGAACGATCTACTAAAATATGGGATAATGATCAATATGCCTATACAATGAAGTTGCCAGAAGTTTTTAATAAACAAGTTGTGCCATCGGATATGAAATTTGATACATCATACGATTGGATCATGCCAGTAGTTGATAGAATTGAAAATCTTGGTTTATTATTTATGCTAAATAGAAATACCAACGGTAAAAATTATTGTTATTTTTCAAATAAGAAGTTTGATAATATTCATGATTTCGATGGAGTCGATCATAATAGATTGTCTAGTATATATAAATCAGTAACGAAATTTCTCAGACATTTATATAACGATAATAAGTTATGAGCGAACGAATGACACTAGACTACTGGAAATCACTACTTGATGAACGGTGGTTAGAAACAATGTCAATGCTCCATAAAGGCAAAGACATGGATGAAGCTATAGCACAAAGTTTCGGGTTCTTAATAGCTGATGAAACAAGGTTAGAGAATAGCAATGCAAGCGATTTTAAGAGGCTTGTTAATGGATGGCTGTCTAAGATGCCACGACCTAAGAAAATAGCACAGAAATTAAATTTTGATGATCTATGAATGATAATGAGCTTATTGCAACTTTCATGGGTTATAACATAATTATCATCAATAACATCAAGATGATTGAGATCGGAATGGCATACATACCACTGGGAAATTCAGATTATAAAGAATTCAATTACAATGGTGATTGTGGCGCTCTTATGGAAGTTGTTAGCAAGATAAAATCTATTGACAAAATTTGTATACTAATCTACGCAACTCATTGTCTTATTGTTGGTGATGGATCAGTTATATCGGGCGCTATTGGTGGTACGCGTTTCGAATGTTTACATCGAAGTATTATAGATTTTATTAAATGGTATAATAGACAATGAGACAGTTTTTCTTCGACCTACTAAACAACCTTTACAAGATGGCAGGCCTACGCCAACTCGAAAAGATATACGAAGAGTTCCCAGATAAAAAAGATCACACACGCGAGATAAACGCACTTCTGGATGAATTGTGCAAAGTTTGTGGAATGTTCAGCTACATACCAGAACAAGACATGCAGAACATAACCAGGGATAAAATATATTCAGATCCTAAATTCATAGGCTTAAACGGAAAGATATTATTCAACTGGTTTGACAGCGTTAAGGGACCTTACTATTCGCGATACATTGATGAACAAGCAAAGAAAGAACAAACTGAAAAAGTGAATGCAGAACCTCTTACAGGCGAGGCGCGTGAAAAAGCTATTAAAGAATGGCAGCAAGTTGTAAATAAGATCGGATCTCCTGAAAAAATGGAACATACTGGAAGTAAATTGAAAAGTAAGTTCAGTCAAATATCAGATGTTCCAGAAACCAAAGAAACATACAGGCCACCTTCGCTTGCAGAAATAGAAGCGCGAGAAAAACACCACGCATGGATTAAAGCAAACTTTGATTGGCGAACAGGTGATAAGCTACCGGGCTATGTTCCAGAAAAAGAGTGGATAAAAATTAACTTTAAATGACTGAATCAACAATCGTACGAGAAAATCTGATGACCATTGAAGGTTACACAGTGTATTGCGGTAATAATATTTCACGAAGTTTACAGAAAGGGTGTGATAATCCAAGAACAATTTTTAATGGCAGTCAATTCGTTTGTCCGAAATGTGGATGGAAGTCTAAATTTCCTGAAGATTTCATTCATAGGTACAAAGCAAGATGGAATAAAAGTTAACCTTACTAAACACATAAGATATGACATGGGATATTAAATCTGATGCATTGCTACAAGAAGTTGAGCATTGGAAAAGTGCTTATCATAATTCTACCGATAGAGAACGTGGTTTAGAAAAAGATATTGAAAAGTTGCAAGCATTTAAAGATTATGTTCACAAACGTCTTGATGATGCTGGCATAGAAAAAGATCCAGAATCCGAGCATAAAGCAAAAGGTTGCAGAATTGGTGGAAGGCTTGATATTGTGCTGAATAATTTTAAAGATATTTCAGACTTCAAATCATCCCTTAAAAGAGAGATTGAAAAACGGATAGAAGAACTTGAGGAGAGATTGAAAAATGAAAATAGTTTATTAGAAGCTGCTTACACTCACCACAGAGTATTCGAATGTAGAAAATTTCTTGAACTAATTAACGCAGTTGAACCATGAAAACAGGAATAGAATTAATTGCCGAAAAAAGAAGACAGCAAATTGAGAATAAAGGATATGATTCAAAACATGACTCTCAATATTCAAAATTTTTGCCATCAAAATCACCTTTAGTTTTTGCAGCAATTTGTTATGCTATGCCTGATGGTGGTATAGATGAATTTAGTAACTCAGGACAATTTTGTAAGAAATATTGGCCTTGGAATTGGGAATCATTTAAACCCGGTGTTGGTGCTTATCCAGCTTCACGAATTAATGAATTAGCTAAAGCTGGCGCATTAATAGCCGCTGAAATTGACAGACTTCAAAACTCATGAAAACTCTATCTATCCTATTCTACCATGATCTGGAAAACAAAATCTGAACAGCAAAAGTTTATGGGTAAGAAACTCACAATCAACCGTGCGTTACTTTACAATCTAGTGGATATAGTTTGGGGTGATGCAATGGAAGATCAAAGCGTACCAAGTACACCTCATGCCAGCGATTTGATTAAGAAAGCAATTGAACGTACAACTGAACAAAAGTATTCATCATCTAAAATAGTTAAGAAATAATGTTCCCACAAGAAACAGAATACCCGTCATTAGCTCAGGTGAAAGAAATAGTTTCACACTTTGAAAATGAAAAATGGCCCATGTCAAAAGAAATAGCATCTTGTATCGATAAAACAAATAAGAATATTGTCAATGTATGGATAGGCGCTAATCCATGTTGGATATTTGTATTTCAATTTGATGATAATAACAAAATAATACATGTTGAACAAACAGGGGTTAGTATGTAACTTAACTTTAATGAACAAAATAAATGACTATCCTATTCTCCGAACCTAATGTATTCAGTGTATTGCCTGACGATTTCCCAAAAGGAATGTGTGTTTATTTTGATGTTTGTAATTCTGGAATAACTTGTAAGTGTGAACAATCAAAAGCTAATTCGATAAGGATTGAGAATTGGCAATTATTAAAGGATCATAAGCAAAAAACTAACCTTGTGCATTGGACAAAATTAAATTTAGAACATTTAAAATCAGGCGACATATTCCAGGTAGAGGGATTTGAGTATGAAGTGACTAGATATTTCAATGATATATGTGATGAGTTATGCGAACATTGCAAATATCATGATCTTGAATGTAGCAAAATAACCAAAGTATCATGTATTCTAAAGCTTGCTAAAGAAGAGGAACCGAAAGAAAATGAATACCTTAAAATTCCAAAACTTGAAATGAGTTATGGTGATATAAAAGAATTACCAAACTGCCTAGTTAAAGACATGTATGATGCAGCATTCTATTGGCATAAAGATGCTCATCCGAATCAGAAATATAGAGGCAATCCAGGCTCAGAAGATTTTCAAGCAATAATTAGAGCATCTGAGATTGTTATAAAATATATAGAAAAACTAAAGGAATCATGAAGCGTTTATTTTACCTTCTGTTAGTTCTTACCATAGTGGTAGGATCTATAGCCCCATCGCAGGGAAATGCGAAAGCCGCAGTAATTGGTAGCTACACTTGGACTGATAACTGTAAATGTCTACAGGTAGGACCAAGCTTTGCGCAATATGTTCCTGTGAGCAATTGCAAAGGATTACCAAGTACTCACGGTTGTAAGTAAAAGAACTAAACCTTCTCTCAAATAGGTCACAGACTTTTCAACTAGACCGCTGTAAAGCTTTGACGAGTGAAAGCAATGGGCTAAGAGTTGTTTGAGTGGAGGGTTTTAATAAAGGGAAAATATGAAAATAGAATTTAAATTATCACGTGAATTTATGCCTGATTTCGATGGTGAATATTACGTGTGTGGGTACATGCATCACGAATGTGGTAATGTAACTGAATTTCATAGAATAGCTTACTGTAAGAATAACCAATGGATTAAAAACGATATTGGTGAACAAATTACTTTTTGGACTAATCTTTTGCCATTTCCTAAACAGGATAATCTTGAATCAGATGCTTATATTATAAATCCTGGTAAATATTCACGCGATGAAGTTATTCAGATCATAGATAATGTTCTTGAGCATGCCGACTTAGTAATGGATGCTATTACAAATGAAGAGACATTTATAGATGGTGAAGAATTATTGAAACTTTTAGAAATTTAAAGACCAATCAACAAACCAGCAATGAAACCAGAACTAAACAGCGATAAGAAATACACTGCTCTTGAAGTGTTTGAAATGGTTAGAAATGAGATTATGCAAACAAATGTAATTCTTGGAAGAAAAAAATTAACAAAAGAAGATAAAATAGTATTGAATATAGTTCACTCAGCCTTCAGAAGGGATGAAATTATAAGCCAATTAGAATGCCTAAAACCAGAGCAACCGGAACAGCAATCTTGAGTATCTTCTTTATTTTATTGTCTTTGTTGATTTGTTTATCCTGTTCCTCAATTATAGCTTTATCATTTACAAGCTGTCCTTTTAGCTCTTTGTTTTGTTCTTCCGTAATGACTAGTTGAGCTTTGTAGTAATCTGACTGTCTGGTTAATTGATTAGTCAATGTATCGACTTGTTTTTTAAGCCCGTAGTTTAGAGAGTCATCAGCATTAAATGCTGTGGCAACTTCTGGAATACAGTCTATCGCTTGCTGAACTTCTTTTACTGCCCTGGTTTCAGCAACTCTTCGTTGTAGCCTTGCATTATCTTTAGTTAGCTTCTGGTTAGCTATTGACATGCTAAGTGAGTCTTTATGCCACTTAACTTCTTTGATCGATTGTAGCGCCTCTAATGAGTCGTAGCGCTTTACTGATTCATGGTTATCGGTCTTTAGTCCTTTGATCTTTAGCTCAGCGCTGTTTGAGGTTTCGGTGTGCAATACATAAAATGCTCCGATTAAGAGAATTAAAACTACTATGACTATTTCTTTCCAAATATTTTTCATAATTTCGTTTTAGAGAGGTTTCATAATGATGGATGGTTTAAGTAGAAAGGCCTGTCGTTCGATTAATAGTCGTTAACTTCAGGTCTTTTTTTATTTTTATGTCTATTGTATTTTTCGCCTGAACAACCATGACAAGAACAAGGTTGCCCCTGATCTTTATAGCAAACAAAATCAGTAGGCCTTTTCTGTTTTAAACCACGTTCACGAAGTCTTTTTTTAAACTTCAATTGACGTAATTCATTTCTTCTTCCTTTATTCATCGATAAACAAACTTATTGACCCTATTCTTCCATCCATTCAAAAAAACTTGCTGTGTTGAATCTCGTTTCACAATATCTTCATAGTAGATAATCCTGGCATCCTTATAAGAATCAAATAATAATTTTGCATTAGCTGAATTTATAGCCGCTAAAGTCTGTGGCCCTACCTTGAAGTCACAATCAACTCCAAGATGTTTTTGAAGCAATTGTATAGCGCGCGCCCCCATGTTTACATAGGCATCGAAGACTATATTTGCGAGTTGTTGGTCTTTCCATTCATTGCCTCGCATTTTCTGCCAGAACTCCTGAAAATAGATTTCTTTGGCGTCTTTGATAGAGATGTTTTTAAGTACTTCAGCGGTCGGCTCTAAGCCTAATGATTTGGCATATGATTTGAACAGCTTGAATGTAATCCCATAGTTAGTTAAACCACCTTTATCGGTCTTATTGTTACTAAGACCGCCTTCATGTCCTAATACTATGCCTATAGAAATTTCAAAGTTTGCCATTTATCGTTGATAGATTACAATAACTGATAAAATACAAAGTGCTAAAGCTAAGACCTTCATTACAATGTGTAAGTTCGGGCCGATCCATGCCGAGAAACGATCTAGCAATCCTGAATCGTGCTCTTTGTGATCGTAATAAAATAATGATCGATGTGTCCATGCGTTTCTAATGAACTCGTAAATAAGCCAGAACGATGTGACCTGAAAAATAAGATATGGTGCCCAGACTACAGTTAATTCCCACGCTGTTAAATCGCTATAATTTGTTTTTGAATCCTGATTGACAATTAGCATGAAGATACCGTGAATGATCGCCAGCATGCCGCGTATTGTGAAATAAAGCAGATAGTTTGGTTTGCCTCCCTTATGCGTTACTATATAATCATAAATGTTGAATGATGGAACTATGACTATTGGCCAGATGAAAAGTATTAATGTTATCATTTACGTACGCTCTCAGCGATTTCTTTTAAGGTATCGATTTCACTCTTTAAAAATAGATTCACCTGAGTAGCTAATAATGTAACCTGATTAGATAGGTTATCAATAGACTTCTGCATTACAGCAATCTGTTTTGTGTGCTGAACGTTTGATAGTCCAAGATACGCAGCAAATGCCACTACAATACCGGCTATAACTTGCCATGCTTCCATAAAATAATTAATGAGGTATACAAAATTAACTTAATATCAGTGAATTCCACACCATAGAAACCGATATGAAACCAAGCGTGTTCGTAAATTAGTAGATAATCGAATAAGGCCAATACCTCTAAAACGATGAAGAAACGAAATAAAATAGAGTATTTTGGGATTTCGTGAAGACAGAAAATCCAGATAGAAATAATCGTTAGATGGTTAGCTAAATAATAAATGAATGCCTGCAGACTTATCCCAATATTCTGATCACGATAATAAATGTCATAAAATGGGAATGGGTCAAAATAAACATTAGCAGGCATCCAGCTACAAAGCCTATTGATAGCTACTGAAAAAAGGATAAGCCATAAGCCTAACTTTTTCATTACTTACCTCCGGATGGGGGCGGCCCTGGATTTTCTGGTGTTGATGAATCTAAAGCAAAATCAATTGTTTCAGATGCACGATCAGGAACGTGCGCATAGCATGTTCCGTCCTCTCTAATTACTATTCTGAATTCTGTATGCTTTCCATTTGATTCCCTTTTCAAGAAATCAATCAGTTTGTTTTTGTCCTCTTCGTTCATAATCTATGATTTTCGTTAGTTCTTCGACCTTAAATTTAAGGTTTTCCGTTTCATTTTCAAGTCTTTTTATTTCTCTACGTTGTTTTTGTCGCACTGTCATTTGCCAAGCAATGAACAGCAACCCAATAGTAAAAAGACCTTTCATCGTATCATAGTGCATATCATCGCATACACTAATTTACGCATAACTTAACATAGGTTTACTAAAACCCGATTTATTGGCATCAAATCTCCATCAACGTAGCCAAAACAAATCCTGTCTGATCTTCAAAGAATGGTTCCAAACTTATCTTTATGTCAAACTCAGTTCCGTCTTTCTTCAATCCTTTAAGCGGCATTCCGGTTGTGCCCATGTTTCTAACCTTTGGTGATCCTGAATAACCTTTCAAGTTGTCATCGTGCCTTTTACGGTATGTTTCGGGCATCAGATCCTTAACATTCAACCCCTCAATTTCATTGTAAATATAGCCGAAAATGTGATTCACTTTGTTTGACGCGAATAGGATAAGGCCCGTCTTCATCTCTGTGATAATGCATGGCGCGCGGTCGAGTATCTTTTCTTTGAAGACATTACGATCCCCATTTACGAGTTGTAATTTCAAATCAGCCAGGCGGTTCTTTATGTCATTTTCCATTTTGTACCCAAAAAGCTATTAAAAATCCGAACGCTGGGAGAATCGCCAAAAGTATTGCCCCCATAATCCAAATTACTAATGAAATCTTTAAACTGTTCTTTGCATTGTCAATTTTAAGCACATCAACTGATTTAGCAAGATCTTCTAAAAGCCGAACCGTTGCTTTATCTGTCATTTTCCTTTGTGAAATAATAGCCATCTGTAAATCATGTCGTTGGAATATGTAGTCGTCCAACAATCATGCCCTATGCCTGGGTAAATAGTCAATTCTGCTTTCTCAGTTACTGTGCACTTATTATATTCCTTAACGAATGTTACATCATGACTTGGCAATACGCGCGTATCGGAGCTACCATGGAAGGCCCAAATAGGCGTTTTTGTAGTAGCATTATAACAAATGTTCTTCGCCGTTCCGCTGCCGGCGCACGTGATAGCTGCAGTACATGAATACTTTCTAAGGTAATTGTAAAGCGAGATAGCACCTCCTGAAAGCCCCGTAATATAAACCCGTGTAGTATCCACATTATAATTATGCTTAGCGAATTCCACGAACTTGTGTAGGTTTTCTACATCGTATAAATGACTTCTATTTGTGTTCTGAGGTAGTAAAATAACAAAGCTATCAACTGGCAAAATGTTGTGTTTAAGAAGCGACCCGATGCCTGGGTTTAATACTTCATAAAGTTGCGCACCAGGATGATTCTCACCAAAACCAGTTAGCGCAATTAGCAAAGGCATTTTACACAATCCATTTGGCACGTGATCGGTATATGCATAAACTTGCGCGTATGGTTTCTTTGCTGATAATGGATGTTCAATATATTTCTGCCCGAAAGCGAGAACAGGAAATAAGAGTAAGAAGAGTAGTTTTTTCATAGTTTTATTTTTTATCGAACCCTTACGGCTCTTATTTTTCCAACGTATTGAGGATTGCCAAGTGTAAATGTCATTTGTCCATTCAAATAATATGATGTTGTTCCGCTAATCTCAACGCGTTTAGGTGCAAATGTAACTGTTTGATGTGATGATGTTCCAAATATACCCTGTGATATATATGCAATTGTCTCTCCCTCCGTGGCCCCGGTAGAACTTGCTGTCGCTGTAGCTACCGTAAAAATTGCATCTGAAGCAGCTGTCAGTGTAGAGGTGTTATCAAAGCACGTAACGGTTGCGGATATATCCCATGATCCAGCGGTCAAGCTTATTGTTGCTATCTGTTGATATGTTGCTGTAGTTGAAAAATTTGTATAAGTACTTACCAATGAACTAATGTGTTCCCCCACATTTCCAGGGGTCGCACTGCTTGCATCTGAGACTCCCAATAATCCCCCATTTAATTTAGTTGGTGAATATCCAACTAATGGTAGCATATTTGGTGCATTTAAAGTATTTACTTGGTAATTTATTTGCGCACCTGAGTATAAACATCCGGCAAATGAATCATTAACGCCTCTAAGTAATGCCGTAATTTTTAAAGGGAAGGTTGCTGCCGTTCCTGAGGTTGCTAACACAGTCCACGAACTTCCGCTATTAGTACTCTTCTCGTAAGTTACTGTAGTCCCTGTGATATTTATTCTTAGCCAGTTTCCGGCTGCTACAGTACCTATTGATGAACTCGTTGTAGATCCTTCCTGTGTGAATACATTTGTACCTACAGTGTATAATGCAAATTTCATCGAAGCTATTAAAGCGATTGGTACAGTGGCTTGAGTAAATCCAATCATAGCATTAAGATTTGTTGTATTGCATGTAAATTGCAAATATCCTGTGCCGTTACATGATCTATCACTAATAGCCGATGCATCCCATAAACTTGAAGAACCCGAGCTTTTTGAAATCGTACTACCCGAAATGGATGCCGTGGCAGTAGGTTGATACCAATTTAATGTAGTTGATTTCGTTGTCGTAATTGAGTAAGGTTGAGTTATAACAGCTTTGAATTGTGGTTGATACCCGGCATCTATACATGTAATTTCGACATGATTTGTTGCTGTTGTTGAAAAATATCCATCTATAGCAGTATTACCCATTAAACTAAATGTGAATCCTGCAGGTATAATTTCAAGTCTAATTGTTTTATTATAAACAGGATTAGTAATATCGGTTATTGAAGTATTGCCAGTTAATGTTAAATATTGAATCTCAGCCAATCCGAAGTCAAGCGTTGATGTTCCCATTTGCATTCGATTACCTCTCATGCCTAAATCAAATCTTAAATTATTGATATTATTTACCGGTTTATTATTTATGAATTGAACATCAGAAACCTGATTGTTATAAAAATTATTTATTGTATTCGATAGAGCATTATCAATCAAAGAATTTTGAATAGTACAACTGAATGAATTTTCAAATAAATATGATACTACATCAATCTCGCATGCATCAAAAGAAATTCCTTTTGAGTTTTTTAAATGTATACTGCCATAATAAATATGACATCCAGTAATAGTTTCTCCATATGCATCATCGTTAATATCAAGAGCATAAGAAGCTCCTGTAGCATTATGGTTAATGTTACAATCAGCAATGATACCATGTCCATTGTTTGTACCTGATACTATTTTTATACCAGTTGAATTTGAATTGATATTGCATGATGTAATGTTATGATTTCCACCAGCTACTTGAATCCCGATTGTATTGGTCGTGAAATTGCTGGCATAAACCGTAAAATACTCTCCTTGTGTATCGGATTGAACACCTATTGCACAACTAACAAAATTACAGTTATTTATTTTTACAGAATTGAAGATAGAATTAGTAGAAACTATATACACACCTGATCCTCCTATGTTTGTAAATGTTCCCCCCTCTATAGTTCCATAATAATGATTATTTACTTGCACTCCTATCTGCGATGTCTGTCCAACATTACCAAGAAAACTTATGCCGCTCATACTAATATCATCATGCTGGAAATCAACCATAACTTGATTTGAATTACTTTTTATAATAGCTCCAAAGCCGACTAATTTTAATTTCTTAGTAATTGCTATAACTGAGTTTATAAGATAAGTTCCTGTTGGAAAATAAATCGCATCACCATCAGAAGCCGCAGTAAAACAAGCATTGATCGCTGTAATATCATTTGTTGTACCATCACCCAACGCACCATAAGTTTTTACATTAAAAGTTGTAATTGTTCCTGCTGGTGTTTGATATGTGGGCGCTGAGCTTGACCCTGTACTTGTCAAAATTTGCCCGGAAGTACCAGGTGATACCACTTGAAATGCTCCTGTTGATGTTGTGCCAGCTATAACAGTACCATAAGCTGTTAATGATGCATTTCCGGTACCACCATTAGTAACTGGTAAAATCCCTGTAACCTTAGTTGTCAAATCTATTGATCCGGCCAACATTGTGTTAGTTACTTTTCCGGCCCCTATTGTTGGATTAGGGTACGTTCCTGTTAAATCTCCACCCGCTGAACCTGAAGGAACCGCAGTAATAGTAATATTTCCAGTACCGTCGAAAGATGTTCCGTTAATTGTTCTGGGTGTTTGCAATGCTGTAGCTGTTCCTGCATTACCTGATATTGTTGTCTGATCACCTGTATTAGTTCCTGAACTTGTCCCTGAATGTGTGCCGCTTATAGTGCTTGTGCCTGTCACTGCCAGCGTGGGAGAGCTTGCCCCCGATAATGTAACACCATTTACCGTAGATGGTGTGATGGCTCCTAATGTCAATGTAATAGCAGGTGTTGTTGTAGAATTAGCCACGCTTCCGGATATTCCGTTTGCTGTTGTAACTGAAATATCTGTAACCGTTCCTGAAGAGACGGAACCTATATTCCCCTTAATTACGAAGAATGTTCCGTCGAAGTAAATATCTTTCCGTTCATTCGGCCCAATGTCATTAGCCGATAAATTTACAAGTGATCCGCCCGATTGCTTTTTTATAGTTACTGCGCCAATACTATTTACATTCAAAGTTGCAGTTCCCGTATTAGCGTTTGCAAATTGAAAAGTCTGACATAATCCAGTATATGAGCTAGTACCCAAATATCCTGATGCTGTATAGGTGTCTGTTCCTGAAACAGAAATTACGCCCTGAATCGCAGTGTTATACTTTGTTGTTGTTATACTTCCTGTGCTTGGGTCAATTAAAATCTGACTGAAGCCTGAAATTGAACAAAGAGTGAGTATTAATATTAATAGTTTTTTCATTTTATTCCTGCTTGGTCTGTCATTTTACTAATTACATTGTCTTTGCTCTGTGAACCTTTTGAACTTCCATAGTAGAACCCAGATATTAAACTAACGGTACTCGAAATAATACCAATCAAAATGTAAAGTGCTTCTTTATTACTTTCTGGAATTGGTACATATACCAATGCATAACACATAAATGCAAGTAATGAAAGCGAAATTATCGCAACGCTACTTTTAATCAAGTCCATTTTTTCAAATAATCCTTTTATAAATTCTTTCATATTTTTAGTATTGACCCATTAATATTAACCAATCTGTATACGATGTTGTTGAGGGTGAATCCACCCGGGCAACGATTGACGATCCTATTGGAATAATGCCGCCGTCATGTCCTAACAAAGTTGTACTACTAGCCATAATGTAGTATTGATAACCCTTTTTGACAGATGTTCCAGGGAAAAGATTACCAGCAAGACTAAAATCTCCTTTGAAAGTAATAAGTGAGCTCAATTGCATGTAAGCAAGAATCATCGATACTGGAATCTTGACATTAACTCCACCTTGAACGCCAAGAATAAATTCAGCACCAGTCAATGTGCTGGCCGTTGTCTCGTTACTAATTTTGGTATCTGCCATAAATTAAGCTGTTTCTCGTAAAATATAACTACCGTCTTCACGTAATGCGAATGAACCGTCTTCGCGTAATACCCTTGAAGTTGTTGACACTATCGGAATAACATCAGTGGCAACAATTATTCTGTTATCACTGAAGAAAAGAGCGATCGGGTCAATCTGAGTTTCAACTACAATAGGCGAATTCAGACTAATAGCGCTATCCAAATTTGGGAATAATTTAAGTAAAATCCCAATCTTAGACACATCACCATATAATTGTACAGCCAAGTCGTAGACCGATTGTGAATCCCTTGTTAAATATATGCTAGATTTTGCCATGCTTTATCAATGAATTTTCAATGTCTGAGAAATCGCCCACTGTTTTAATCCCTAGGGCTATATGTAATGCTGCTTGTAGTGCTGATGGCGCCCCTGAACCTGGTTCATTTATTGGTGATCCTGTTAGGACAGTCAAAATAGTATTTACCACATCATTAGTTTTATCAATCTGAGTTTTAAGTTCCCGCGTCTTTGTAAGACCTCCGAAAGAACCATCTAAAAGCGTTATTTCATCAATATCGCTGAACATTACAACCACGAATTCAAAATCAGTGATAGGAGTAATCACTACAATAGACCCTACTTTCGGTTTTAGTAATATTCCGTTTGATGCTGCAGCCTGAAGACGAACGCCGTATAAATCAATCTCAGTATCCAAGGTAGTAACTGAACAAGTCGACCTATCAACAGCCGTTACAGTGCATAGCATAGAAGCAGATCCGCCGATCTTCTCTTCCATTATCTTTTGAATAGCTTCTTTTATGCTCATGCTATTTTTCTATCTAAAGTTATTTCCTGGCGACCTCCGTCCATTCCAAAACGAGTAACTACCTTTCGAACTAAGTAAGTGCCGTTACGATCAGGGATTATAGGATCAACAATATTGATCGCATCACCATGTCGAACGGTTGGTTGTAGGAAAGTTAAAAATGATCCCGTAAAACCTTCGTACTTCATTTTTTGAAGCGATTCTGTGGCTAGTGTAGTTAGCTCGCTATCGGTAACATCGTAAAAGTAAAGCGTTCTCTGTTCGCCTAATGTATCACCAACAACAACCGATTTTCTGGTATTATCAGGTTTGATATTTATAGCAGTAACTTTGAACCGCGTATCGTCATCCCTAGTATACTTTAGCTGGGAGTCATCGATAATATTTTTTTGAAAGGTGAATTCGTTCAGAACTCCTGTTGCTATTCCTGCGATGTTTCTATAAGCGAACCCAACATATAAATTACCAGATGGCAGGAAGTAGGAAGAAAGGCCAAATTTCTTCCTTAGGTAGTCCAAAACTTCCGCCACTGATGCATTAGTAACTACAAATTTTCCTAGTGTAATATCTTCAGTCTCTACAGTAATACCAGTGGGCACTATTGCAGTCATAAGACTTTTAAGCGTTGCTGACGGCGTGCTATACTTAACACTTGATTGTTTTAGCACATACATATCATCCTCACATTCAAACTCTAAAGGCTTCTTAGGACTAATCATTGTTAATTTGCCTTTGAATATCTGTGCGTTATTGTCATCATAACCTAACTTAACCACAATCGAATCGCCACGTTTCCAAATGTTGTTTGCGCCTGCCGTTATCTCATACGTAACATTACCGTTTGATTTTGGTCTTATGTTATTAGGCATTATTATACGACATGTATCTGTAAGATTTTCCCATGTGGATACTACCTCAACCTCATTTACGAAATTGAAATTAGCGGGGCCAATGGTTATATCAGACGAAAGACGGATCATTCAATTTAAATTCTAATGGATAATCAGATAGGCATTCCAATTGAAATGGCACTGAGTTTCTTCCGCCTGGACGCTCTCCAAATGTGGAGCGTTCAATCACTAATGAGTCAATGGAAAATATATTTAGAAAATTTGATGCTATTGGCAAAGGTTTTTTGAGATTGCATAATTCATTAAGCAAACTCAAATCATCATGCGGGAATACATTTGAAAACTGTGTAACGAGTTCGCCTTGAATAGTTACCATATAATTACTCTGCCCTATATATTCAATAACAGGACGACCACCCTGTATTTCAGTTACATTAACCAAGTTCGCTTGAGTTACTGTTATCAAACATGTATCTATTCTTAATATAACATCACTGTCGGTACCTTGGCCACCTACATTCAATGAGTTATCAAGACTTGTTCCATTGATCATTTTAAATTGAAGGTTCGAATATACCGGAGTGCCCAATATGCTAACAAGATCTGGAACATCACTTTGTTCTTCAGGCTGAATATTATAGTGCGGTATTATCCTATTAAGTAATTCCGGTACGCGATCCTTTATGTTTGGAATTGGTATCATTGCGCCACTATGTTTACATCGTTAACGCTTGTTAATAAGGCGCGTTTAACTGCGTCAACTAATTCACTGTCACTGTTTCTTCCGAATGTTTTTGAAATATTAACAGTCTCAACGAGTTTGGTAATATTAACAGTTATGTTTCTGCTACCTGACTGTATTTTTTCAATGCCGTTTCCTGATTTAGCCTTAGCTACCATTTCATCTATTCTGCTGATTCTCTGAGCCACGGATAAGCCTTGAAATTGTTTTGCTAAATCTCCAAGCTTTTCATTTTTATCTGCTTCTGATAAGGTGGAGAACAAGCTTTTAAGTTTAGATCCAGATTTAGACTTAGCCTCTTTAGAGAATCCATCAAACAAACTATCGAATAAATCAAGACCTTTTTTATTGCCTTCACTTGGCGTGAGTCCAGCGAACATTTCATTTCTCTTTCTTACTCCTTTTTGTAAATCAGAATCGCGTCCACCTCCCTTTAAATCATTTATTTCATCACGAATCATTTTTATAATACCTCCTTCACCTGTTAAGCCCCTTAATTGAGAGGCTGCTTCGGCGGCTGATTCATCGGTAAGTCTTGTGTATTGATCGGGTGCTATTTTATAGAATTTTTCCAGTGCGTTAACCGATCTTCCTTCTTTAGAATATGTGTTTAAGAAGTCCTGAAGTTCACGGGCCTTTCCGGCACTCTTATACAGTTCTCCTTCTTTTTCTTTTATTGCCTGAGCATTTATTAAACGTAATGCATCTCTATTTGCTGTAATGTTTTTTTCTAACTTTCCAGTATTAATATCAATGGCCTCACCATAAGAATTCCACGCACTAACAGCGGAAGGCATTTGTGCTCCTATTGTTTGGATTATCTCATGGAGTTCTTTTTGTTCATCCTTATTTAAGGTAGCAAATTCTTTTAAGTGTTTATACCGTTCAATTAAAGGAGCCATATTCTTTTCAAGACCAGCTACTTTTATTTTTTGATCTTCAAATTGTTGCGAAAGTGCTTTTTCTTCATAAGCAAATTGATGTATTGTAGGTGCTAATCCTTTACCAATAAGGTCTTTAAAGTTAAGCCACTTGTTTTCAATTTTAGCCATGTCCGCAGCTTGGCTTTGTGCCGCCTTAGTCAATCCGCCTTTAAATGTTTTCTCTATTTCATCAGCGAATTTAGGCAGAAAATCTTCTGTTATAACCTCGCCAGCCTTAAGCATGTCGCCGAGATTTTTTGTTGTAACCCCTAATGATCTGGCAGCGATCTGGAACGCCCCTGGTAAACGTTCGCCGAGTTGTCCGCGTAATTCTTCTGCTGACACAGTGCCTTTTGATACCATTTGACCAAGCGCAAGGAATGCGCCTTTTGCATCATCGGCACTAAGACCCATAACTGAAATACCTGTGGATATTTTTTCAAATATATCCCTAGCCTTTTGACCCTCGAATTTTGATCCAATTAAAGCTCCTGAAAATGTTCTAAAACCTTCTGTTGTTGCCATGAGATTTAACCCCATGCGAGAAGATATATCCGTAAGAAATTTTAAGTTCTCAGCGCCTTCCTTGGCTGATCCGGAAGCAAATAGAATTGAATTACGAAGAGATTGTAATTGTGTGGATGTTTTATAAGCCTCGTTTCCAAATGATATTAATGACCCTACTGCAAAGGCGGATACTATTTTATTTTGAATGTCTTTTAGGCTTGACTCAAAACTATTAAGTTTTGTTTCTGTGTCTTTAAGTCCATCGTTAAATTTCTGATTTCTGAGGACAATTTCATAAATAGCCTTTTCATTCATCCTTTAACTTTTTCAGATGTTTTTAGTTTGCCATCAAACTGTAATGCAAATATTAACTCATTCCATAATTCTGTAAACTCACTGAATGTTTTCGGGGTAGTGTGAAAATAATATCTTATAAGTGATATTCTTTGCGCGTAGCCTCCTTTTTCATTTAAGTGTCTTATGATGGGTAATCCTTCCTTGTTATAATCTACAGGAATTGAATCACTACCTAATTTTTTTTTAACTCACCATCAAGCGGGGCCATTATTTCACGGACTAGTTTTCTAGCACTGAGCGAGGCTATTAAATTGTTATTCAGCACTACCGGATTATCACCGCCCACACAAAGCTCTTTTATAATTAATCTTGTTGCGTCTAGGTCTTTATCTTTGTCGATTAAAGACATTGCAGCCAAGTATATAGGCTCGTCCAATTCTTTTAAATGGAATGTTGCAAAATTAGTTTTATTTCGGTCTAATGGAACCGTCATTGTGAAATCTGCCCCTTTTGGGAGTTCTGTTTTTTCTGCCATAACGTTGCGGAGTTATTGGTTAAACGTATTTTATAAATCCTATAGAAAGTTGTAATTCTTCCTCAATCTGTGTGTTGTTAACTGTTGATGCCATATTTCTGCCTTTGAATCTGCATCTCCCTAGTCTATGGCGTTGGAAATCTCCAGCCTCAGTGATGAAGTTAACGCCAATGTCAAAGTCAGGAATGTTTTGAATTCTACCAAATGGAGCCGCAGCACTAAGTCTCTGAACCTCTTTTTGCAAGAGCGTAATAGACCCTTCGTAAACAATTGTTCCGAAAGTTCTGCTTACCGGTTCTGATCCCGTGGCGTAGTTGTTTTCAATTGCTTGAATGTCGCTGTATTTAATGTCGGTAACGCCTATTACAGGTATACCCAATATATTGATGACTATGTTAGCGTGAACATACTCAACTCCGTTTATTAAAGGTGATCCAACTACTGACATATTATAAGCTAGTTACAAGTCCAATATTTACAACGATCTGTTCGGCAATTCCTACTGGAATAACAGCAACGCTGATCGTAAGCGTAGATGTACCTAAAACGTCCTGAGTGGGATCAATCAAAGCTTGCGCGTCGCTAATCTCACCGTCATTTTTCATCTGATCCAAAGGGCTTTGTGCAAGATCCTGGAAGAAACCTACCGTATCATCTCTCAATGTTCCATCAGCCTTCACATATAATGTTGCCTGAAGTTTTGGAATAAGAGCGGCACGAACAAGGCGAATAACCTTATTGATTGTTCGTCTTACCTCAATCCACGCATAGTCATCTGTTGATGGTGTTGCAGTTGGTACACGCTCTGAGTAAGTACCTGAAATATCAGGAGTATACTTTCTCAAAATTGCATAACCTTTATCTTTCAGTCCACCCAAAGCAGTTGAAGTCAGAGCCGAAACTAAGTCACCATTTCCAAGGGCAGGGATTTCTAACTCAGTGCCGTTTGAAAAGTTAAAGTTATCTGGATTTCCGACAGACTGTTCTACACTTGCTTTAGATAAAGCTCCCAACAAGGCACCTAAATGCGAAATTGTGTAAGCTTTAGAAATAAATAGTGCCTTACCTGCTCCTGATCCATCTTGACCAATTACGGCCGTAACATTAGGACAAGCTAGTGCGCGAGTATCGGCGATTGCAGACCATCCAGTCACCGCAGTAATAGCAGATGTATTACCTACATACAAAATATCAACTTGCTTGTAAGCATCATCCATTGCAGCCCAGATAGCCTGAATAGTGGTTAGTTGAGTGCTGGCATAAGTCAGCCCATTCGCATAAACACCAAGCTGTCTGATTTCACCAAGTGCGGCCAATAACATTGAAGCTATTTCAGCAAAAGTATATGATCCGCCAGGTACCGCGTAATAACCAATCCAAAGCTCACCATCAGGGTTCATCCTGAAGTACTCGCTTACGTGATACCATTCAACGGCATGGCTTGAGCTACCTTCCGCAATGCCTAAAGTTTCAGCTTCAGACAATGAGTATACTTTTTGAACTGCTACCGATGCAAAGCCAGATGGAGGCGTGCTATTATAGAATAGTAGGCCTGAAATTTTATCCAGATTCAGCGGGCGACGACCTAAACCGTTAGCCCCTAAATTTACCGTTACTTTACTTAGGGCCATGTTATCGTGAAATATTTAAGCTTCTGTTTAGAAGCGTGTTTCAAAGCCTCTTTTTTATTGTCGCTCAGGAAAATATTAAGATCTTCCGTCACTATTAACTCACCTGAATAATTCTGAAGGCCTGAAATTTTTACAAACTCTTTAGCATCATATTCAGACAAGATACGCGAAACGGCGACCGATACTGCTACCGGTGCCGCCTCCGCTACGCCTAAGTCTTTCGACTCGACATTATCTTTCCCCTCTTTAGCCATTAGTCGATTTGTACACCTACTGAAGTGGCATTGAAGGTAGTTCCGTCATAAACGAACTCAATTGATTTCGTTTTACTGATCACGCCTGCAAGCGTTGGTGACTTAAAGCCAGTTCCAAATGTTACTGTTCTGGCTGTAGTATCACTCAATGCTGTGAATACAATTCGTGCACCTGCTTTAATGCCAGGGTCAATTGTTAGATTGATGGTTAAAGCGCCAGTCAACGTGGCTGGATTAATAATAGTCACCAGATTAGTAATGTTAACTGTCAATGGTGTTGCATACGCCGGTGTCTGAACATCTGCGTTACCTGCTGGGTATGAAATTACTTGTGTTGCTGCCATGTTGATTAACCGTTATCTTCCATCATTACTACAATACCTTTGTTGTCATTTCTTACCGGTGCTGCACCGAAACGAACTAGCATGTCCATAATGTCACCGTAGTACAGTGGATCATTAAGACGAACGAAAGGAATAATTGCACCTACTGCCCTGCGCACCATTGAAGGGTGGAAGAACAAAGCTGCATCCTGATCTGTTGCCGCTGCTGCGTAACCGTTAGCAGTTGGTTGAATCTTCAATGCGTCTGAGTTATCGTAAACGAGAACATTAGAACGCACATAGATATCAAAACCAAGTACACGGTCAACTACTCCACTTGGGAAAGTTGCACGTCCGTATTTTTGAGCTTCAGCAACATTTGGAAGACCTATAAGGTCACCGTATTGCTGGGCTGTAAGAATTGCTACTCCTGAAAGGTCAACGTTACCTTTGATAACATTGTCAGCGAAGAACATTTGACGAATCTTTACAAGATCATCTTTACCGAATCTATTTCTAGTTCCTGACTGGCTTGGGCCTGTTGCTGTGCGTGTTTGAGCTGTGCCGCCATCTGTAACGCCTGTACTCTTTATAACACGTGCACCGCTTGCTCCTGCCGCCCATCTCCACAATGCACGATCGCCGCATGTTGTCATAATTGAGCTTGCGTGCTGATCCAAAATGCTTTGACGCTTGTTATAGTTGATGACAAGTTCTTCAGAATGTCCCAAACGTGTTGGGTCTGTGGTAATTTCTTCCAAGCTATATGAAGTAGCCACGTCAGTACGAGACGAAACGCTTGCAGGAAGTACCGCACGGTCAATTGTCGCTAATGGGATAGAACCCGCATGCGGTAAATTAACCTGGTCGTAATTCACATAACCGTCATCGTTAACAGCACGTGAAAGAAAATCGTTAATCGCGAATAACTTGGGCTGAACTTCAGTATAAAAATACTGGGTCAATAAACTTGCTGATGCCATATCTTTCTCTGGTCTTTAAATTATTTAACTGCCTCCTTTTGCTTTGCAACCCATTCTTCAGAAAGGCGATTGAAAAGCGCAACATCTTCCTCAGCAATGCGGGCAAGCTCAGTAGGATTGTTTTTCATTAACCACTCATAGGTCATATCTCCACCGCCTTTGTTTTCAGCGTTAGGAATAGTAGCCGCTGCAACGATCTTACCTGAAGGCATAGAATCAATCAATGATTTAACCATCTCATAATTTGCAGTTGCATTCTCTACCCACTTAGCAGTAGTAGCCGCGTCCATGTCTTTGAATTTGCCAGCTTTTTTGGCACCTTCAATGAGAGTAGTCGCATTCACACGCGCATCAACTTGACCTTTTTCAGCTTTCAAAGTCGCAATTTCCGCTTTCGCTGTTGTCAGGTCTGCTTCAAGTTGTGTTTTGGCTGTCTTAATGGTCTCGTATTCAGCTTTCATTTGAGCGGCGTTAACCATGCTTTCGCCCTCGGTCTTGCCTCCAAAAAATTTGTTAATCCATTCCATGTCTTCGTTATTTTCTGTTTCAAATTGCTTGTTTATATAGGCATAAGCTTCTAACTCAGATAGCTTCATGACATCATTATTGTAACCGCCGGTATTAGCGATACGATCAACCATTCCTTTTTCGAGTTGCTGTTTAGCATCGAAGAAATAGTCTTTGCCTGAATCAACCATTTCGTTGATCTCGGGTTCTGTAAACTTGGTGTGATTTTTTAGGATCGTGCGGAATTGATCCTTTAGTAATTCGGTGTGATAATCTTTCTTTCCATCTTCACGGCGTGGTGCGTGAATCATTGCGCGTGAGTGTGGGTAAGCTGTTCTATCGGAACCTACTATTAGGCAAATGCCACCCATTGAGTAAGCAAATCCTATGTTTTCCGTTTTGGCTTTAGTCTCAATTATGGAATCAACCATATCCCAGCCCTGAAGAACACTGCCTCCTATACAATTTATTTTAACGGTAACGTCTTTTCCATCACTTTTCCATCCGTACATCTCAGAAGCGAAAGCCTCGCCTGAAATGGCTGGCTCTTTAGCAGAAGACACCCCAATAGGCTTATTTAACAGCATAAAGGCCGTATTTCCTATTAATTTATTGGTGTACTTGCTTGCTTGAAGTGTTTCCAATTTGGTATTTTACCGTTTATGATGGGAAATTAGTACCAAAATGAGAATTCTGCAACTTTATGGGAAAATATTTTTACATAATTTTGGATTTAACAAATCGAAGACATTATGAAAACGCTATTATTCGCCTTGGTTTTATTAACTTCTTGCACTGATTTCACTGATGAAAATCATTTCGAAGTAGATCCGAAGTTGTTGCCTTATGTGGATAGATTTTATAAAGAAGCTGAGCAAAGAGGACTTATCCTTCAGAGAGTAAATTTGAAAGTTGAATTTGGTAAGTTGCCTGAATATATTGCGGGAAAATTCTATCACGAATCGATGATAGTAAAAATTGATAGTTCTAAATTATCATGGAAAAGACAACCTGAGGCTTTAATTTTTCACGAATTAGGACATGCATTATTAAATAGATCGCATGACAATAAAAGGTTATCTAACGGAATGTTAGAATCAATCATGAATTTTGATTCGCTCCCTTCATACTATAAGGCGAATGCACTGAGCTCATTACCAAACACAAGGGAATACTATTTGGACGAACTATTTAGTAGGTCGCATAATTAATGTGATCCAATTGAATAGATAGTGTTGTGCCTCTGACAGCCGCTAAATATCCAGTGTGCTCAACTTCAACACTTATAAATGCAGTTGCATTAGGATCATACACATTAAACCAAATACCTGACGCAGATAATAAAGTAATAGGTGGTAAGTCGCCAGAATTTAATATTTGATTTGACGTTGCTGCGGATGATATATTATCGATAATCCCTCTTAAATAGACTCTTCCGTCATTGGCCTTTCTCCATTGCGGTTTAGCTGCACCAGCTCTTGCAGTCCATCCGTTTATTGGAACTATGTCATTCCATTTTGTGGGTGCGCTTATAGTTCTGCGTTCATCTAAATCTGTTAATGAAGCTATTTTTATGTATTGTCCCGAACCTGGCGCACTGCTAACCAATCCAGCACCTTTGGTGACGGCGATCGTATTTGTGGTTCCGTCGGCATATTGCCTATCGTCATTTACGGGCGTTGATGGAGCAATATATTTAGTGAATGTTTGATTAGTTGCGGCAGCTATCCGCATAAACTCACCATTCAAATAAACTATCCCTGCGGTCATATCGAAATTACCTGCGTTTGCAGTAGTCACACACCCGGTGATAACAATGCCCTCTACATCTGAATCAAAGGTTGATAACTGTCCCTGTATAGCTGCCCATATCTCAGAATTAAAAATATCAAGTAGATCATCGTCATCAACAGGTGCGCCGCCTAACGCGGTCGATGTATATTTTTTCATATCAATAAGAATTTGTTATAAATGAAGGGCCGGCCAATTTGTAAATATTCGTATAAGATCTGATTCGTCTTTCCACTTCTGAGGTAAATATTCCTGATGGTATCCAGACAATAAAGTCATAATCAATAGCAACTGTTTCTGATCGTCTAAAAAATACAACCGGATCATTCTCAGATTTTCGATTAAAATAAACCGGCGTATTTTCAGACC